ATTTATACGCCAGTTGAACCAAATCCACCAGCACGTTCAGAATGTTTTTCTGGACGTTTAGTTACAACAATGAACTTTGTTGGTTCATTGCAAACAATCTCAGCTTGAGCGATTCTATCGCCTCTCTTGATTCTTTGTGAAACATCAGAAATATTTGTAAGAAGAACAAAGACTTCCTCTTGATAGTCCACATCAACAATGCCTTCTGAGTTTGCAAGAACGAGTCCTCGCTTGAGCGACAGACCAGATCTTGGGTGAAGGCGAATGCTATAATTTTGCAGTGGCATTTCTGTTCGAGAAATATCTGCATATGTTTCGATTGTATGCAACAATTCAATCTTAAAGATCAATCCTGTAGGAACAAGCAGACGATCTCCAGGTTCAATTTCAAATTCATCTTCGTTGCCATGACGCAATCCGCCACTGAAGTTACGAATATGACGAGTCACGGGATCATTATACTTATTGTATCCTTTTATAATGCCTTCTGTGTTTGTTGGCTGAAAAGAAAGATCAAAACAGTTTGCGAGTGTAAGTGGTTCCGTATGTCGGCAATTCTATATCATTATTAAGACGATACACATTCAAATAGATCATACAGCATCCTTCTTTTTCTTTCCAATTGTATACTTTGAAACCAACTGCCAATCGTTCTTATCCTTGAACGGAAGAATCTTAATCTGACTTAATGGCGCAACGTTGTCTTTTGTTTTCGCTGGATCAACGAGTTTAACTAATCCCCATTCTGCCATTAGATTTGCAATCGTGTTACGACGTTGTAAATCGTTTTCGCTCATATTGCTTGGCTTACCATCCAATTCAAAAAGTTCTTTGAAGTGAACGATGTAATATTTACCTTGTTTGTGTAGGATATGACAAGACTGATAAAGTTTCTTGTCTTTACGGGAAGCTACGCCGATTCTGGTAAGTGTTTCTCTGATCTTTAGAAAATCATCTTCCTCTGCCAACTTCACTTCAACTAACGAATCAATTACACTCATCTCTTTATTCCACCTTTTTCTAATTCAGTTTTTATAGTTTTTAATTGTTGTTTAGAAAGAAGTGAAACTGTTTCTCTTGCTTTAGAGTAACTATAGGAAAAATATTCCATAACAGCATTAATATCACTACTTTCAATTTTCTTCGCCCAACTTGTTTTATCTCGTTTCTTGGGTCTGACAATATTTATTAAATAGTGATATTGAAGTTTATTATCCAAACTAGGAAGACGATTCATCTCATTAGCATAGTATACCGTGTCCATGTGGTATGACAGTGCTCTATTTGTCAAAAATGGATTATATCCTTTTTCTGCAACTGGATCATCTCCAATAATATCTTTTTGTTTACCGAGAATATCGTTAACATAATCAAATGGATTCATCACCAGCTTCCTGTTCTTGTATGCTGTCAGCTTTTTTCTTTGCGTCTTCTATTTTATCTGCGCATTCTTTACAGATGTCAACTGTAATAAAATCGTTTTTGTTTTTCTCAGAATCAAAATATCGAATTACGATTTCAGCATAATCCTCCTTCGATCTCTTTTCGCAGATATTGCATTTCTTGAAAAGATTGACTAGGCTTTGAAGTTGCATGTGATCATTAACTCCGCTAGAAATGCAGCCGTGTTAATTTCCTGATCAACAACAAACGCAGATTTGTATTGATACTCGGCAAGTGAAACAACAACTGCTGGAATACAGTTTGGTTGCAGTTCAAGTAGAAGCTTATCGTAAATAACCCTGAAGAAGGTGTTATGGTCCATGTCTGAGTTCTGACCAACCCACTTACGAACAGCGGTATAATCCTTTTCCTTGATCATCTTGACAAGTTCATTGATGATGATTTCTTTGCTGTTGGCAAGAATACCAGAATCAATCTTGCCAGTTGCAGAGTAACGTTGTAGTTCGTTCAGAACTCGCCGCCAATCTGGGAAATACTTCATGATGATCTCAGCCACAACCTGAGTATCAAATTCAATATTCTCGTTGCGAAGAATATTCTCCACCCTCACCATGAACTTCTTGGCAAGCTTGGCTTTCTCAGAATTAGAGATGTCAAAGTCGATGACCGAACACCGAGAATGTAGAGGTTCAATGATACGATTCTTGAAATTACAAGTTAGAATGAAGCCACAATTCTTGGAGAACTCTTCCATGAAATTACGAAGAGCTGGCTGAACCTTCTCGGCTGAAAGATAATCAGCCTCGTCAAGGATAACATACTTGCGCCCACCAGAGAACGAAACGCTGGAGGCAAAATTTGTAATTTCGTTACGAAGAATGTCGATACCTGCATTCAGCGATCCATTGATCACAATGTAATCGCAACCAAGTTGTTCGAGCATGGCTCGAGCGACAGTAGTCTTACCGACGCCCGGCCCACCCGTGAGGATCATATTGGGAATATTTCCCTGATCGATGAACTGCTGGAATACTTCCTTGAGACGGTTGGGAAGTACGCAATGACCGATCATGCGTGGGCGATACTTCTCGACCCACAAAAAGTCTTCACGTTGCACATTATCACCATAATGATTAAATTAATGGCCACCTTCGATAAACATCTCGATAGCCTTGACGTGATCAATGATCTCTAAGATCGTACGACCCTGATAATCATTGACGTCTTCGACGGCGAGTAGTCTCTTATCTACGGCCAGAACGTACCAAGAGATAGCAAAACCAGCTGCACCACCGATGACTGCAGTTATAATCTTATCTAATAGTGGGCTCATTGTCAACCTGTCGATGAAAGGTTCGACTCGATCGCCACGTGGTAGACTACCGTGGGTGAAGTGAATCGAGTGATACCGCTGAAAGATACGTCTACAGTGTAATCCTGGTTAATCATCTTCAGGTTCTCGACTCGAAGCACCATCTTAAACTTCTTGTCGCTCTCTCCAACCAGGATGGAGAATGCATCAGACGTAGAGTTCTTAGAGTTTACGCCCTTGATTGAGACTTCGCTACCGTTACCTTCGATCGCGATCTCGGGAAGCTGCATGACGTTGACAGCTCGAAGAGTCTTAGCGAGGTCAGTCGCAGTAAGATTAAAAGAATAATCGGGAGCCGGGAAGTTGATCTCCTTCTCGGGAGGAGCGACGATCATCGAGGGATCGGCATAAGTATAAGCGACCGACTGCTTGCCCTGCTTGATCACTACCTGGCTGTCGCCGAGCTCGAACTCAGGATCATCAAAGAGAGAAAGAACGCCGAGGAACTTTGAGAGCTCGTAGATGGCGAACTGACGAGGAAAGTTCTCTTCGATGGAAGCCTTGGCGACGATCGACTTCTGAGGTGAGAGGGTCGCTAGATTGTTGCCGGAACGAATAAGGATAGACGGATTGATCGTCGCGAAGTTCTTAAGTACGTTGATAGTCTTTTCACTGATCTTCATGTTAGGCTCCAGTTGAATCCATAATATAGTATCAATATAACAAGAAGTGGAACAAATGTCAATAGCGAAGTAACTCCCACACCTATTTTAAGTCCACTTCTAAATCCCTGCCCGTAATACTCACGAGCAACTTCAAGTTCTACTTTGGCTCTGAGAGAAAGAGCTACGTCTTCAAGCATCTTCTTTCTCTCAGAATCCATTCGATCGAGGTATTCCTCGAAGTCCAGTGGATCAGGCTCGTCGAGGACCATTCGCTGCCTTCTTCTTGTTCTTCGCCATGGCAGTCTCATCGGCGGTAGCCGATGCTCCAATCGAAGCCAGAGCTGCCAACGAGCCGTTGAAAAGATACGTACCAACATGTGTCATTCGCATCCACGGGCAGAGCCAGACCTTACCACCCATCTTACGAACGTTATAACAGAACATGTAGTCTTCTGAGAGATAACGCTTCGTGTCCGGATCGATGATACAATCGAAGTAAGCCATGATCTCACGGCTGCCGTCGAAGTGCTCGGTACGAACGTGGTCTGGCTTGTAGAGTAGTTCAGGGTAAGCCTTATCGTACTTAGCGAACGTTTCACGACGGATCATCATGAAACCTGTGCCGGCTTCTCCCACCTCGGCTGGCTCGGAGATAAGAATCTCCTTAGTCTCACCGTCGACGATCGGATTAAAGACGAAGTCACCTACGAAGTTTTCTAGGACACTGGGATCTTCATCAGCCACTCCCTTGTCGACTGCCATCTTGATCTTTTCCCAAGTAATGCACTTCTTAGGATACGGACCAGCGATAACGTCGTAGGGAGAAGTGGGAGACTGAAGGGCGTGTAGAGCGATGACGTCGTTTGGATCGAAGCCGATGTCCGAGTCGATGAACATCAGATTGTCGAAGCCAGAGCGTAGAAACTCGTCGACGCAGTAGTTACGCGCTCGAGTAATGAGTGACTCATTGAAGAGGAAGAAGCTACGCATCTCGATGCCGTAGTGAGTGCATAGAGCAGTAAGGTCGCACATGCTCTTGGTAAACATACCGGCGCACTGACCGCCGTACATGGGAGCTGCGACAAATAGCTTACGCTTACGTAGTTCTTCGATAGGGACTTGCAATTCCATTATTTAACTCCAGACTATAAAGTGGTTCACGTCACTGAATCTATTTATGCGAAAAAGTGGGAGAGACTGGCTCCCGAGATACTTCCTTCTTCAATTTTTCCTGAGAGGTTGTTCTGAGAGACATAGTCGCTGTTGGATACGTCGAGACTACCATTGATCCACTTGATGATCTCGCGAGCCATGTCAGTGGCCGTGCCGACTGGAACGTTCTGACACATATGGTTAGTGTTCTTTTTAGGGTTAATTAGTTCAAAACTCTCGGGAAGACCCATGATACTCATGCCTTCGCGGTAAGTCAAGAAGCGATCTTCTTCGTGGTGTGTGCACATAACCGGCATATGCCCGACGAAAGCATTGATGTAATTCCTCGGGACATACACTCCACGACGCATGATAGAACCACCATTGGTAAGCTTCTCGTGCTTCCTGATGCACTTCTCTACCTGAGACTCATATCCATTACTCGCCATCCACTTCGACACCTCTAGGTAAGAGATGCCCTTATCCTCGATGTACATCATGATGTCTGTCGAACGATCAGTCTCCATCGCTTTCTGGAACTGAGCGTGCGTCTTGTTGGGATGGATTTCTTTTAGAACAAACTGATAGTACGGATCGCTCGACGGTACGTCTTTGTTCTTGCTCTCCTGTTGGAAGTTTGACTTGATTCCTTTGAGAAGATCTTCGATGCGAGTATGCGGCTTCTTGATGAAGGACAGCACACCCGGTCGATTACCCTTCCAAAAGAAATAGAAAGAACGCTCGCGGATCTGTGGGACACCGTGAAGGAGAGACTTCGTTTTATAGATCGTCATCGTGTATCCGTTGCGACGACCGAT